GGTTCTGCCTTCGTAGGGAAATCGGAAAGGATGTCGGTGGTCTGCGCCTGTACCGCCATGAGCGCCAGCGCGATGTCGTGCATCAGGCGGTCAACGGGATAATTGTCCAGCACCTCGTCCGGCGTAAATTGGCCCTGAAAGAGAATGCAGAACCAGCGGATCATGGTGTCCATGGCGTCGGAAATGGTAAACTTGGCGTCATCGGGAATGGCTTCTCCCTTGGCGGCCAGCTCGGACAGATGCACCACCTTGGCGTACATCTGAGCGGCGGGTTCCAGCTCGCGCAGGGCGCGGCCCGAAACAAAGTCAATGGTGTATTTCTTATCACGCAATGTGCATGTAATCATGGCACAGCCTCCTCTTTATATTGGAAGAAAGTCACCCGCCGAAGGGGATCAGCGGGTGACGGGATTGGATCAGGCAGCGTCGGTAAAGGTGGGCGTATACACCGACTCAAGGAACGTGGCGGCCTTGGCGGTGGTGAAGCCGTTCTGGCCCTCGTCGGCCACAGCCTGATAGCGGGCGTCCGAGGTGCGCTTGATCGCCGTCCACTCGATCTCGCCGGTCTGGCGGGTGATGGACGTGCCTTCCTTGGTGGCGTAGGTTTCGGTGGCGGGCTTGGCGCGTACCTTGTACAGCCAGACGTAGCGATAGGTGCCGTTGGCCTTTTCGCTCATGAAGCCCACGGCGAAATAGCCGGGCTTGTCGCTGGCGGTGCGGATCAGGACGCCGTTATCGTCGATCTTGTTGGAGAAGATCATTTCCTGAATGACCAGCGGCAGGTCGGCCAGCTTGGTCTTAAAGGAAAGCTCCGGGTCGGGGTACAGCACGTCGCCTTCCACATCGTCGAAATACTGCACGTCGGGGTCGTTGTTTTCCGGGGTAATGGTCGCCTCGATGGCACCGGCCACCTTCTGGAGATCGCCGTAAGTGGTCGCCTCCTCGGTATCGGTGAGAACGGGCGCAATGACCATGTTTTTCAGACCCACCGTAGAGGATACGGCGGGCGCAGCAGCGGGCGTAGGCATTTCTGTTTCCTCCATTCATTACAAAAGCCCTCGGTTGTCGAGGGCAGTTCGCAGTTGTTCTTTCACTTTTTCGTAAGCCTCGTCGATCCGGGCGTCGAAGGCCGGACGAACGAAGGGATGCGGCGGAGCCGGATGCGGGCCGCCGTGGCCGAATTCCACGGGATTGGCATATTCCGCGCCGCCGTCCTTGCGATGGACGCCAACGGTGACGCGATAGCCGCCCTTGCGTTTCTTGACCACGCGTCCGATCTTGATAGACCGCAGCAGCTTGCCGGTGCGGCGTTTGGGATCATTGGAGGCGTTGTGGAGCATTTGCTCCAAGACGGGCTGGGCCGCATTCTGCAAAATCCAGTTGCAGGCGCGGCTGCCATTGCCACCCGAAGTACGAAGCAGGTCGGCCATTTGTGTGATGTCATCCTTTAGCTCGACGCTGCCCTTGATCTCCATGGGCATCAGACCGCCTCCCAGCATACCCACGTCCACGCAATGAGCGTCTGGCGGGTATCATCGTTGTAAGAATCCGTTTCGTCCTGCATGGTAAAGCCAGCGGAGCGCATGGCTTCGCGCACAAGCCGGATTGCGGCGGTGGGGTCGCTTATGCTCCACAGGTTCAGGTAGATATAGACCCGATACTGGAGTGCGCCATCATCCCAATGCTCGTCCTCCGTCCGCATGGTCGTATAGACGAGGTATTGATCCGGCGCGGTGGGATGCTCCGCCGTTGCTTTCCATGCGCCCGTAAAGGCAGGAATGCCCGTGGGCCGGAGAGCGTCTTGCACCAGCTTCATGGTTAATGCACTCCCTTCACGGCCTCGGTAGTCAGCTTCATGTAGCGGCGGCGGAAATCAAACTCGCCCTGCTTGGTAATGAGCTGTTTTTCGCCATTCCATCTGACCCACATACCGGGCCGGATGTCGCCGCGCCAACGGATGATGAAGGCCAATCCACGCTCGGCGTTCTCCGCATCGGCAGAGAAGAAATATCGGGAGGAATCATCCTCGGCACCAGCCCATACCCGGCAAATGACCTGATCCACGGCTTCGGGGTAGCCGTTCTCATTGACGGTATTGACCGTCTGGCCGATCTCCACCAAATGGCGGAGCTGGCCGGGATGCGGAATGTGCAAGGGTATCACCTCTCAAAACATCTTCGCGGGGTCTGAATAGGGCGAGAGCAACGCCCTGAATGCTGTGTACATCGTGGTGTAAGCAGCTTTATCGGCATTGTCCCGCCGCTCGTAATAATGCGACGCCATCAAAATGACGGCCAAACGCACAGGTTCCGGGGCGTCGGCATCCGCGAAAGAAACCCTGCAAATATCTTCGGCGGATGCCTGCGCCTGTCTGATAAGAGATTCAATCAGAGAATCTTCTTCATCGTGCTGGACGTGCAGGTGCATTTTGAGTTCTTCAACGGTCACGATCACGCTTCATCACCTGCCGCCATGATACCGCTTGCGCGGAGCATTCCAAGGAGCGCGTTGAAATCGCCTCGAAGCTGGGCAACGGTGGGCGCTTCGCTGTCGGGCAAGGCATTCAGCTTCACGCCCTCGGGCATAGGGAGCAGCTTGTCCAGCCCGACGACCTCTGCGCCGGGAAGGAAGGTAAGCCTTCCGCCAATCACGGTTTCCCTTCCGCCGTGGGCGGTGTAGTTTCGTCCGGGACATTCGCTCATCTCGTTTCCTCCTCAAAAGGGGCCGCCACGGAGGCAGCCCCTTGCGGTACGTTATCAGGTGCCGGAAGCCTTCTGCGCCAGTACCTTGACAGCTTCCGGCAGAATCAGTTTGCCATCCACGCGCTCGGAGGACAGGAAGCCAACCTGACCCGTGGGCGCGTACAGCTCGTTGAGGCGCTTGAAGGAGCGGTTGGAACGATCCGCGACCCAGTAGTAGGACAGGTCGCCGAACAGGATGCTCTTGGCACCGGCGGCAATGGTGGGCATGAAGGACGAGGTGTAGACCGGGCGGTTGAGCAGCGTATCCGGCTGGCCCGCCTGCACGGAAGGCTGCCAGATATAGTCGTTGTTGCCATTCTTGAGCTTGCGCAGGGCCTTGACCGTCGCATCGTTCATAATGAACACGGAGTTGCGGCGATAGGGAGCGCGGAGCGAATAGAACAGATCCATCACCTCGTCCATGGTGATAGCCGTTGCGCTGGCAGCGGTCACGCCGGTCTGAGCGCCGCCCGTGGCGTTGAGGATGCCGGTGGGCTTGCCAGTACCGTTGCCGGTGAAGAAAGCCTCCTCCTCGGCAGCACCGATGCGACGGGCAAACTCGCGGGCGATGTAGGCAGGCACGTCAAAGACGCTGTCATTGAGCAGTTCCTCGGACACCTTAATCATGGTCGCCAGCTTGTACGCGCCGATGGACACCTGACCAAAGGCGTCGTCGCTTTCGGGATACTGGCTCTCCTCGTCGATCCATGCGGCGGTGCCGTGAGAGGCCACGACGGGAATCTTGCGCTCGCCGGAGCTGGTAGTGATGACATGGGCGAGCTGGCGGAAGATGTTCTGCTCCTGCAGCGCGTCGATCAGGGTACGCTGGTACTCGTCCGGTACCAGATAGCCGCCCTCGCTGTCGGTGCCGACCTGCAGAGCGTTATAGATGGTGTGGTCAACGGACTTGTTGCGCATGGCAGTCCAGAAGGCGGAGCGGTATTCGTCGGTGGCGATGCCGGTCTTGTCCTTGCTGGTGGGCTTCTGCGGCTTCTCGGTCAAGGGCTGGCTGGTAGCCTTGCCCAGCTCATTGTCGATCTCCATCTGACGCTCCAGACGTTCGATCTCCTTGCCGAGATTGACAACATCCGCCTCCATGCGGTCATAAATAGCGGAATCCTCGGCGCTCATCAGGCCATCATTGCCGCGCTTGGCATCGAGGAAATTTTTGGCGGCGTCCCACGCCTTGGCGCGCTTCTGGCGCAGTTCGAGAATCTGATTCATACAGTACCTCCTTAATACTTCAAAAGTGCCAGCCTCTTTTCGAGGTCTGACACTTTCACTTTGGGTTGTTCGGGTTCAGGGGTAGGTTCCGGGAGGCGGGCTTTCAGCTTGTCCAGCAGGCAATTCGTGACAGCCCTGCGGGAGAAGGTGAAGCTATCCTCCGGGACAGCAGGTGCGGCTTCGGGTTGAAACATAATTTCATCACAGAAGCCCAGCTCTATGGCCTTCTTGGCGTTCATCCACGTTTCGGCGTCCATGAGGTGCGAGAGCCGGGCGCGGGAAAGCCCGGTCTTGATCTCATAGGCGTTGAGAATGGATTCCTTCACCTCGTCCAGAAGCTGGATCGCCTTGCGCATTTCCTCGCTGTCGCCCATCGCCACGGTGAGCGGGTTGTGGATCATCATGAGCGAAACCGGGGACATTTGCACACGGGTTCCGGCCATAGCAATGACGGAGGCGGCGGAGGCCGCAATGCCGTCGATCTTCACGGTCACGTCGCCGGGGTAATCCATGAGCATGTTGTAGATTTGGGCCGCAGCCACGCAATCGCCGCCCGGCGAGTTGATCCAGATGGTGACGGGGCCTTTCCCGGCGAACAGGTCAGCCTTGAAGGCGGCGGGCGTCACGTCATCGTCGAACCAGCTCTCCTCGGCAATCGCGCCTTCAAGGTAGAGCGTCCGGGCGTCGGGAGTAGTCTCATCACGCGCCCAATTCCAGAATTTCTTCACTTGGGTTCCTCCTTTTTCGGTTCAGGCTGGACGCCTGCAAAT